TTTAGGCCTATCAGGGAACTTATGCACCCACTCTCTGCCCTTGGGGTTAGTGAAGTCGGACCAATCCATAGGTCTTTTGCAGTGAGGGCACAAGATATAGGCATTATCTACGCCTGGGTGGAACCTATCCTCTTTAGTGTACTCAGACATAGGTTCATCAAAGCCTGGAATTACAACGTCGCTATAAAACTCAGGAGCCACTAGCCTGCCGCATTTACTGTGTCTGACTCTATATCGTGCCTGAGAGCTAATATCGAATAAGGCAGAGATACCGAAGTCTGGGACGGTGGGGGTGGAGAAATCTTTTGTTATTTTAAGGTCACTGTGTTGAAGTCTGGAGGCAAATGACCCTAGGACTATCTGGTCGCAGAACGAATGCTCGTCTACTATGATAGCGTCCAGATCTACTGAGATAGCAGAAGTGGTTCCGCTTGTCCCTCTCATAATAAGGAAAGAGGAACCGATTTTCTTTACACCTGTATTATCAACATCTTTAGATATGACAGATTTTATGTAAGGGCTTGACTCTATGGCTGGGTCGAACCTTGTGGATGAAAACTCTGAAGAGAATTTTGCAGTTGGCAGCACATAAGCCATTTTGCGGAAATCATGCATAGCACAGAAGGCTAGGCTTGCGCGGATATTTAGCTCCGAAAGTCCTACCTGTGCGCTCTTCATTACCACACAGTCGTTGGAAGTTTCATCTATAATCCCTATCTGATATTCGTGGTCTAAAAAGCTCCAAGGTAGCCTATCATTTCGAGGGTGTTTAAAGTTCTCAAGCACCCATTCCGAAACTTTCAAAGAGTGGCGGTTTACGGAAGTCTGTAGACCTTGAGAAAAGGTTTTAACCCTACTTTTTAGAATGGCCATCGTATATCTCCTGCATAGTTAGTTTCTTCCTTAGTCGGCTGAATTGGCTTGAAGTTAATCCCCACCGCTCTCTCCATACGGACGGATAAAGTCGTTTACCTTGAAATTCTATAGGCTCCCTTATAGTACCTTTAGTTACACCCAAAGGAGCCCAATCTTTTTTAAGCACGTAGAAGTCGTATATCTCCTGCATAGTGTACTTCTGTTTCACAAGGTATCTGCTGAGGTCTTTTCTATCAAGGTCCCACTCCGTAGCCCAATTAATAAGGGTTTGTGACTTCCCATTGAAGGCTATATCAGAGCGTATGGACTTAGAGTCTAAAGATTTGCCAGCTAGTAACCACTTTCTAGCGGTAGGCTCATTGATACCATATTGTGTTGCCCACTCCTTAACAGACTTAGTAACCCCATCTACGGTGAACAAGCCTGCTTCATTTACAGGTGCAACCAAGTCTTCATCTGTTAAACCTTTATTTTTACGGGTACGAACAACGCCCTCTGCTAGATTATATTTATCGCAAATATCTTTAACAGAGAGCATTTCACCTTTAACGTAAACCTCGGCAACTGTCTCTCCTGGCACAGTGAATGCTTTTTCTGGAGACCACCCGTACTGGAACATGCGGCAGTAAATAGAGTGAGAGCTTAGCCCTAAAATTTCTACAAGGTCTAACTCTTCACACCACACTAAAAAGGCTTTAGTAACTCCGTGGTATGTGACCTTTAGTGAGTTTCTCCTGTTCATGTTTTGGGTGTGCCTATCTGCCCAAATACAGTTTTCTGGGCTATATCCTTTGTCGTTATCCACTCTCTCTATAGATAACCCAGGCTGGCAAAGCCCCATGTCACTTATAAAGGTAAAGAAATCGTCCCACTGGCTACAGACGGTTATGCCTCGCTCACCGTAGTTTTTGTAGGCAGGATTTTTTGGGTTAGTACACCGTTGGCGCATAGCTACCCACACAGCATACTCTTTGTACTTAGACTTCGCTTTCATTTTGTATACCTATAAATGTTAACAGGTCTAAGTATAACACACAATCAACTCAACGCATCTAACCTGTCGAAGAAAATCTTCTGAGATTTAGGCGGCAAAGTTTTAAGAGCCTCAAGCACAGCTTGTTTCAGGTCAGCTTCTGCTTTAATAGAATCTATTTGCGCCTTAGCTTTTAAGAACAAGCTGAACACGTTACCCATGCTGGTAATAACGGTAGCTATATCTCTGATAGAGGCGGTAGCTTTTAAGTTTCCACCCATATCAACCACCTGCTCTTGTATACGTAAGAACAGGTGGTACTGTTTATCAACCTCGTTGGAATCGAAGGACGGTTTACCCTCAGCGGTTGTGACCAAGGAATGCAGCCTGGCTGTCTGACTATCAGACAGGACAGACGTGTGCATCTCCAAGTCAGCAATAGAGTCATCTAACTCTGCTGACAGCTGATGGTATTCGTGCGTAGTCTCCGGGTTTTTCTTATAAATCTCTTGCGTTGCGGTACTCATGTAAAATCTCCTTAGCTAGTTTTTCCACACTCATTTTTGTAAAAGCCTCGTATTCGTATATTTTCTGCCAATGCGATCTATCCACGTCGATGATCACTTTCTTATCGCGCAGACTTAAAGTTATAGTAAAAACATTAGGATATGCTTTACATAGAATCTTTAACAAATCGTGTTGTTTCATAGTAGTGTTTTGCGTGTAATAGTAAACCAGCTTTTATCCTAGCATCTTTCTGTTGGGTAGCTGTTTTAATTATAAGTGCAGCTTTGAATTTCCTGTAGACTAAAGAGGCTTTAGCTTCTGTGTCGAAACACCCCAACCGTACAGTCTTACCTTTAACACTGCACTCGGCTATGAACTTTTTGTCTTTTTTATGCCAGCAGACACCCTGAGCATACTTCCCTCGTGCGTAGTCATGAGAGGTCAATAAACAATTCAAAGCGTTTGTTACGAAGACGCATGTATCTGGAGAGTAGAGTTTGTTTCCAGGAGTCATAATATCTTTGTCTAAATGCCTACCTTTCCAACGCTGTGTACCCATCCATTTCTCGAAATTTGAAAACAACAACCACTCGTCACATACGGAGCAATCTGCGTAGTGAGGGTATTTCTCATGGACGGATGGGTTATAACACCTCTGCAGCAAATTAACCCAACACCTGTAGTAAGGGCACTTGACACCTTTATACTCTGTCATGTAATCTGCATCGTTAATACCAATGCCAGCAACTCTCCTCCTTTGAGCTAGAGACTGTTTACCGGCTTTTATTCTTCTGAATCGAACCATATAAATACCTAAGGGGTTAAACCATGGCAACAAGCGCCAACCCAGTTACTCTACCACGGAAGGTGATAGCGAGCAAGGCAAGAATCTCAGACCCGGGGTACAGTAAAGAAAAAGGGGCGGATATTAGAGACACGGAGCAGAGCTACCTAAACACTAGCATAAGAGCTCTTAGAAATATCGATCCAATCCAAGCGATACGGTCGCTGTCGAGATACAACGGTGTGTTCTCTACAGCGGTACACAGTTACGTCCAACTAGCGATGTCTGGTTATACCTTGACAGGTTACGTTGCGGGTACGCACCAGTACGATGAACAACTGACTATGGCGGCAAGGACTATGGCGGTATCTCTTGATACGCTATATGACTATACCGTAGGATACTCCGACAAAGCAGGCCTTAATTCCACACTGGAGACACTTCTTAAAGAAGTTGTTCAAACAGGCTCCTGCTCAGCTGAGTTGGTGCTTAATAGGTTTAGGTTTCCAGATAAGATTATCCCTGTACCGACAACCTCCTTAAATTGGAAAAGTAAGTCAGATGGCAGCAGATACCCAGAACAAGTACCTACTGGGAGCGGGGGTGACCCTATATCTCTTGATATTCCTACTTTCTTTTACTCTGCAAGTCACCAGCAAAGTAACAGTATATTCGCTAGGAGCCCTATGGAGGCTGCTCTACAAACTGTATTTGTCTACGCAGAGTTTATCGAAGACATTTATAAAATTCTTAGGAAGTCAGGGCACTCAAGAACAGTTATTACAATTATGCTTGAGCAGGCTCAGAAAACAGCGCCCTCCGATATACAAGCGGACCCTGTTAAGCTTAAGAATTATTTGGAAGACATACGAACAGATATTGAAACGTTAGTTTCGGGGTTAGAACCAGATGAGGCGATTGTTACATACGACACAGCTAAAGTTGAGATACTTAAAACACAAGGAGAAAAAAGTGATTACAAAGCACTCCTTGATAGTTTTAGCGGTATGTTCGCTACTTCTCTCAAATCTATGCCGTCTACTCTTGGGATGAGGATTACAGGCAGTCAGTCACTCAGTAACACAGAGTCTTTGATCTACCTGAAAATGGTTTCATCTATCCAAACCCCTGTAGAAGTAGTAATGTCGAGGGTTTTTACTCTTGCTACTAGACTACTTACAGGCACCGATGGTTATGTGAAATTCAAATTCAACCCTATTGATATTCGTCCAGAGTCAGAGCTGTCAGCGCATAGAAGTGTAGACATGCAGAATATTATGCGTAAACTATCTACAGGGTTCTTAACAGATGAGGAAGCTGCACACTTATTAGGTACGGGGCCAAGAGCTCCAGGTGCTCCTCCTTTATCAGGGACTATGTTTATGGATGCAAACGGTAACGACGGTGATTCGCCTAAAGATGCTACTGGCGACGGCGCTCAAGAAAGAACTTTAAGCGAAGGCACTTCAAATGGTAGTGCTACATCATCAGGAGGTGGTGCAGATGGGAAGTAAGTTTACAGAACAAACGGGTGTAACGTGGGTAGGGTCGGAGGCGTCTTATCACGAAGTAATAGGCGCATACCAAAAAATGGAGGCAGCCAGTGAAGAGTTTCGTAAAGAAGTATTCTCCAGAGAAGAAGAGGATGAAGAGGATAACCGTCATTTCCTTTTGGACATTGTTGATAATGTTGGCGTTGTTACTATTAGAGGGAGCATGGTCTCCGGCTCAGAGGGTTCCTGGGGTCAATACTGGGGCATCGTCGGATATGACGATATCAGAAACGCTATTGTTACTGGACTCAATTCAGGAGTAAAGGAGTTTTTATTCGACTACGACACTCCAGGCGGCGCAGTTAAAGGCATAATGGAGTTGTCTGATTTCATCAAAAGTCTTGATGTGAAAACAACTTCTTTTACTGGTGGTACGGCAGCCTCAGGTGGGTTATGGTTGGCTACAGCTGCAGAAAATTTCTACGCTGCAAGGATGGCAGAGGTCGGGAGTTTAGGGGTTATAGCAATAACCTCTGAAGTTACAGAGATGTATAAGGAAATGGGTGTCAGTCTGAGGGTGTTTAAATCTACACCTTTAAAAGCGGCTGGAAATCCTTACGAAAAACTTAGCAAGGAAGCGGCGGACCAGATTCAGAAAAATATAGATGACACCCATATGTTCTTTGTTAGAGAGATAGCTGAGAACCGTGGGTTAACAGAAGAGTACGTAGCTGAGAACATCGCTAACGGTAAAGTATGGTTTGCAGCCGAAGCTAACGAGCTCAATCTCATTGACGGTATAAAGACTTTCGACGAGATACTACTTGTGTTGATGCGGGAAACTGCTGATAATACTAATGATTTTCAACATGTTCAGGATAATGATATGGCTAGACGTAAAGTTATTACAGAACAGCAATCTGCAGCAATCGCCTCTGGCGCTGACGTAGACGCTGTTTTGGAAGACTCAAATTTGGAATCAGCTGTCGAAGACGAGGAAAACACATCTAACGATGCTTCTGACGAGTCTAGCGATGATGCTGAATCAACTGAAGAAGCTGCAGATGAAGCGGCAAGTGAAGACAACGATGACACAGAAGCCAGCAGTGGTGGTGTTAATAAAGTTGTAGAACTTCTTCAAAATCAGGTTGCATCTTTACAGGATGCTTCAGTTGACTTAAAAGTAGAGCTAAAACAAGCACAGGCTAATGCCGTCGCTTTAGAAGCAACACATGAAGGTCTTAAAAAAGTAACCGCCGTTGCAATCCAACGTGGTTTCGTAGGCATCGGTTCTCCAGCTCCAGCTCTCGAAGGCCTTTTGGCTTTAGATGCTTCAGCACTACTACAGCAGCATGCACAAATTGATGCACAACTAACCGCTAGGTATCCAGCGGGTGGCCGAGTGTCACAAACTGTAGAAGACGTAGAAGACGATGATGTTGCGGCAGCTGCGAAAGTTACCAACGACATTCTTTTAAAACAAGCGAGAATATAACATGACTCAATTTGTATTTACTTCCCTTGTCAATGACCCTCATGCTGACGTAGTAACGGCAGCTCTAGGTGTTGACGCAGGTAACAAACTAAACGACAACGACATCGGCAAGCCAGTTATTCTGGCAGCTAATAACAACTACGTGTTGTGTGCCGATGGCGACGATATTCACGGAATCTTGGTCTCTACGGAAGCCCCGACAGTTAATGAAGGCTTTGCTATCGGCTCTGTACAACGTAACAAACGTATCGAAGTACAGGTAGAAGCTGGCGAAGTAGGCACTGCTGCCGTAGGTACATTCGTGTGTGCCGGTATCCCAGCTGTTGCTATTAATGTTAAGCAGACATACGCACAGGTTATCCTGAAAACTCTTGCTGCTGACTCAGAGCGCTGGAGAGTTATCCGCGTAGTTACAGGTACTGGTGTCGCTGGCGACCGTGTATTGATCGAAAAGGTATAAGGAGAACCCATGCCAAAGTTAAATTTTACAGACCACACAGGTAAACTTGCAGAAGCAGATGTTGCTTTAGAAGATTACCAAGCAGCCGGTGATAACAACGTATCGTTATCCCAGTATTACGCGAAAAAATTCCCGACGGTTCAAGGTCAGGCGACTGCTTTTGAGCAGTTTTGTGCAGCATCAGGTATCCGCGTAAGAGCAGATAAAGATACTGGCGTTCCTGCAACATCTATGAAAGAAATTTTACAAGGTGGAGCAGACAAATACGCAGGGACTATTGTTCGTCCAGACGGTTCAGACCGTGGTGGTACAGCAGGGCGCTTGTTATACCCAGAAGTAATGCTTCAATTGATTCAAGCTAACTTGAATGAAAGTAAAGAAGATTACTTATCGCCTTGGGAAAGTGCAATTGCGTTAAGAACGACTGTATCTAGCCCTCGTGTGGATCAGCCAACTATCGATGTTTCTGCCCCTGAAGACTCAGCGGCACAAGTAATCGGCCAGTTAGCAGAGCCTGCGGTAATGGTAAGCATCACTTTAGGTGAACGTGCTTACACTATCCCTACTAAATCAATCGGTTTACAAATTGCAGACCAAGCTTTAGAAGCAACAACAATCGACTTAGTGGGTTTAACGTTAGCGTCTCAAGCTCGTGGCGAACGTATCCGACGTATCGAAGAGGATATGTCGAATATCATTAATGGTGATACTGATTTCGGAATTAACCCGGTGTCATTCGCTCTTGCCTCGTCTTTCACAAGTGAAACAATTGATGCGACGACACCTATCACCCAACGTGTTTGGGTTAAGTGGTTACGCGAGAACTACCAAAAAATGACCATTACTCATGTCTTAACTGACATCGATTCTGTTCTTGACGTGGAAGCTCGTGCAGGTAGACCAACTGTATTCAACGATACATCTTCACAAAGCAATTTGATGGATGCTAACTACACTGTTGAAAACATGGGTCTTCCAACACCTAAAGTATTATTGTTGCCGACAGCGATCATCGGTGCAAACTCTTTGGTTGGGTTTGACTCGCAATACGGTTTACATGAGATCACTAACGTGACTGCAAGCTACCAAGCTATCGAGCAATTTGTTCTTCGTAGAGCTACTGCAATGCGTTTTGACTTCGGTGTTGCTTTGTTCAAGCTATATGATGAAGCCTTTACAGGTTTAACTATAGGCTCGTAGTGAACAAGTAGTTGGTCAAAAAAGCCCATAACCTTAAAGGTTATGGGCTTTTTTTTGCTTAAAGGTTAAACTCAAAAAGCAAATTACCGCAGTCATAAATCTTAAGGAACTTGGCTGCCAACATATTTTCCGTCTCCGTTAACGCCTCATCGAAGTCAGGGAGAAGCCTTTTAAGTTTATGTTTTTTGGCGACATGCCGAGAGTACCTCACCTGTTTATTAGTGTAGAAATAGCTGGGAGGGCCTTCGTTTAGCAAGGTAAAACCAGCCTTTTTATACCCTTCACCATTAAACCACCTCAAGCAGCAGTAAGAGATCAAGCGAGTTACCCCCTCCGCTTTAAGAAAATGCTTTACCAGCTTAGGTAACCCACCAACTACATTAGTGCCTAGAGCGGAGCAGTACCTCACCAACTCCCATGATCCATCCTTTTTTAACCTATTATAAGAAAAGGTTGCTACAGCTCGTATCTCCCCTGATTTATCAACTAGAGAAAGATACCTCTGAGCAGGGACAAACCCTTGTATGTGGTTGGCATTTAAAAACTCGCGGGCTACCTTAAAGTCGCAAGGAATAACAGACAGTTTTCGCCCATAAAAAGTAGAACTATTTACGCCCAGCCTATTAGAAATAATACTTTTGCATATCTCTTTTTTGTTAACCCACTCATCCTCGAATATTTGGATAAGGTCAATCCCTCTATCTCGACACAAACTATTCTTATCTTTGTGGTAGTTTTTATCTATCTTAGCCTCACTATGCCAGTACAAGCCGTTAAACTCTACCGCTAGGTTTTTAGAAGGTACGAAACAGTCCAGCTCTTTAGGAGAAATCTGTTTTCTGTCGCCCTGCACACAAGGTGCAAAGGCTCTCATAAACTCTACCACCTCATTTTCTAGCGTACTAACTCCACTCTTTTTACAGTAAGGACAAGGTGTGCCTAACTTACCGTTGTTCACTGTATCTCTGTTCCTTAGAAACTCCCCATGTTCTGCACAACGAAGCTTAATAAGCTTCGTCCCCACGCCTTTACTATAAGCCTCCTCATCTAAGGTTATTTTAGAAAGGGGGTTTGGAAAAAGTTTCTTCAGAAAAGAACAATAAGCTTTGTAAGGGGTTCTAGCTACACCCCTCCAGTGGTCCTTAGCGCACTCGTTACACATATACTCCATCCCTGCAGACCTGTCTAACTCCGACTTAAACACGCCGTGGTACTTGCAAGAAAACTCCTCAGGCCGACTCCACGAAGGGCTTTTCGACAAACAAGAGATGTGCTCCGGTAGGTTAGCTAAAGCCTCTTCTACCCTTTTTTTATTGCGTGCTTTTCTCACCTTGTTCTGGTTTTCTATGTCGCATTTAGGGCATGTGTGCTTGTAGGTAAGTAACCGTGTCGGAGTGCAAGGGAACTGCAGCTCGTGAAGACTACATTCCAGAGTAACCCTGGCTACTGCGGAAGTAAAGGCGGAAACAAGAGAATACAGAGGCCGCTCTTTTAACCTTTGCTTGAAATCAGTTAAGGACATACGTAATGACGCACCTCTGCGAGCCTCGTAGCAAAAAGGGCACCCCGTGCTTTTGTGCCCACCGGCGGTAGGGCAGAACTCCCCATGTTGCTTACATATAACAATTATTTTTCCTGACATTTTAGTGAATAAGGTTTTACTGTAATCGTATTTACCTTCGTGAATTTCATTAACCAAACTTATATAGCTTTCTGTTGTGTGATACACCCTCATTGTCTTACCCCTCCCATAAACAAAGTACTATATAACCACGGCTGCGATAATAAAGCAAGATTGTGATAAACTAATTGCTCATTAATTGGAGACAACAATGGCTAGAAAACCTCAAAACACAGCAGCAGCTAAAACTGACGAAGTAGCAGTAGCAGTAGCGGAAGCCCCTAAAACTGACGAAGAAGAAGTAGCAGTAGCAGTAGCGGAAGCCCCTAAAGCTGAGGCAGTAACATCCGTAAAAGTCAGAGCAATGTTTAACCGCATGCGTAACCCATACACTGGCGCTGTATTCAGTAAAGCAAAAGTCACAGACGTTATTGATTTGGACAGCCCTGATAACGCGTGGACTAGAGACCAAATCAAAGCAAAAGTCCTTGAAGTGGTAGGGTAGTAAAATGGCAGACAAAGTATTGATAACACCTAAAGCAGCCCCGGTTGATTACCAGATATATTCTGGAGACACGCTGGAAGCAGTTATAAACTGGAAAGACGCAGCAGGCGACCCTTTACCTTTGTCTGCCTACACTGCGTTGCT